ATGGAGAGTTAGCTGCAACTGTTCCTGTAGTAGCTTGAAGACCAGCGGCTCCTGCTGATGTTCCTGCTGTTCCCAAACCTAAACTAGATAAAGGTGCACCTTGAAATGCCTGAATACCTCCTAATTGACCTAAACCATAGGCACCTCCTCCTAGGATAGCTGCATCTCTTAATGCTCTTTTTGTTGATTTTCCTCTAAGTTTCTGTACGCCAAATGTGGCTAATGCTATTGTAAATGGATCCATAATCTCTTTTATTAATTATAGATAATATTACCATTTTATTTATTTAGTATCAACTCATCAGCAAATCGGCCTGTATATGAATGTTCTCCTACATGAGTAATGGGATCAAGAATATAGGCATAACATTGACCACCTATATCTTTCCATAATTTGCAAAAAGCAAAGTCTTCTCCTAAATAAGTCTTACTTTCTGGATCATGTAAACAATCAAAAAAATTCCACATATGAGGTCTATCCTCCAATTTCCCATTAATAATAGTTTTTTGAACTATACCTTTATCAGGATAGGCTTTAATCAATTTTGTAAAAACTTCTCTTTTAATTAACATACATCCCGTAGGGCTATGAGTTACTTCAATAATTCCATTATCTACCTTTATATCCCCATTATCCTTTACTTTCATAGGATAAGAATTTAAACCTAAACTTAAATCTTTAGCATTTTTTATTTCCCCTCTTTGAAATTTTTCAAAACCTTTTTCCCACATCATAGTTTTTAAAGGGTAAGGAATTGATATTATATCTTTATTTGCGTCAATCATTTTAAAGATAGAAGAGTCATGAAAATCAATATCAGAATCTATAAATAACAAATGAGACATTTTTGATTCTAGAAATGCCCCTACACATAAATTTCTTCCTTGTGTAACTAATGAAGATTTTATGAGCTGAAACTGTACTTTTACTTTTTTTCTTAAACATGCTTTTTGAAACTCTAATAAAGATTGAGTATAGTGAATAGATACATCACTATGAACAGGAGTGGCTACAAAGATAGAATAAGGAGCAACCTCTAATTCTAATTTAGCATTTTTCCACATAGGGTGAATGGCTTTTGAATAGGGTGCGATTGTAGGTCTAGGCTTTATGTAATTTGGCACTTAAGGCTCCTGATAAAAAACTTTCCCATTCCATCCCTTTTTTATTCCAATTGTAAAATCTTTTATAGAATTTGGTTTGTTCTTCTAAATGTTCTTGAATATAATCTTCATGCAAATAACTAGAGGCTACTTTAATGGCTTCAGCTGTTGCTTGACTCATAATCTCATAGTTTTGAGTGTAGTTAATATAAACAGGCCATTCCGCACAAGTTTCATATAAAGCTCCTAAATTATTGGTAATTACATGAAGTCCTGCTGATAAAGCTTCTAGAGCTGATATACAAAAAGTTTCTTCAAATATACTTGGATAAACGAACATGTCATAATCAGTAATGTGTTCTAGTATATATTCATGAGGTTTATAACCAATATAATTTACATTAGGTAATTGTTTAGCTTGTTCATATAGAGGTTGGAATTGTTTATCATTTGCATTTTTAAAGGCATCTCCATACACTTGACTAGAACTATATACATCTAAAGTAATATTAGTGTCTTTTAAATGTTGCATAGCAAGTAATAAAATATTTAATCCTCTCCATGGAGTACAATGATGAAGAATCTTTATAGGATCTCCTTTTTTATAAATTTTTCTTTTAGGAAAATTAGTGCAACCGTTTTTAATAACTATAGATCTATCTTCTGGAATGTTAAAAAAATATCTAAACTTTTCATAATTCCAATGAGAATTAAATACATACCAATCATATTCTTTATGTCTTGTGGGATTAGAAAAAAATTCTTGTAAGTTAGATTGATCATAAGAATTCTTTTGCCACAAAATATTTAATTTAGTAGGATCGAGGGGAACTTTCCCAGGAATAGAAGTACAAATTTGTACTTGATCTAATAATTTTTTAGGACAATGCTTTTGGAGCATTTCCATTTGTAATTCGGTACCGCCTCGTGGATTCATCAGTCTTTTGTTTTACCAAATAAAGTTAACTTTGCAACTGTTATTTGTAAATCTTGTCTGAAATCCTCATCTTTAGTATCCGTATTTGGGTTAGCTACATCAGCATCAAACTCGGCTTTGTCTTTATAGACTTTACCTGTTCTTTTATTCTTAACTATTTCTACAGCTTCTGCTGGTATTTTTATTACATCACTCATAATTATTTTCTTCCTTGTTGATTATATTTCTTATAACTTCTTTTTTCATGTTTGTTAAGTCTTTTTTTATGCCTCCCAGGACGTTTCCTTGGTTTATCACGAGGGGTAAAATTTAAAAATTTTATCCTAGCCATCTTTGTACCAAGCCATAATTACATATCTTTCTCCCATAATTAATTCGGTAACTTTATGTTCAACAGAAGAGGGAAATAATATAATCTTACCTACATGTGGTTCTACCTTATAACCATCGGGTGGACGACCTACCTCAGTTCTTCCTCCTTGAAAACCATCATTTAAATATGTAATAGTTGTCTGATCATAATTTACGGTATCATTATGCCAATCCTGCGACTCCCCTACCTTCCAAGAGAGTAATTCCATCTTAGTCAGTTGCTTTAAAGGATATATTTTTTTGTAAACATTTCTTAAATTTTGAATAGTTAGTTCATTATTTTTTGGATCTATTACATCAAGTATACTTCCGTGGGAAAAAGAAGAAGCGTTTTTTTTATGTCTGTGAAAATATTTAATTAAAAAATCACAAAGATCTTTACTTAAAAAATTATGTATTTGTATCATTAACCGTTTTCCTGCGATCTATCTATTTGAGCATAAGAAACAATTCCTTGAATTTCATCTTTAGTGCTACATGTCATTTTTAATACATCACTTTCTTCTAAGACTAAAGTTTTAGTAATTATATCTGTAGTAGCTGAAGCTGCTATACTTTGATTGCTAATTCTATAGGTTGTAGAAGCAGAGGAATCGGTAACTTGCGTAACTACTGCAAGGGCTCCTACTGCTGATCCATTACTTAGTTGTATTTGTTTAATTAAACATCTCGCTGAAGCTGGCGAGGTAAGAATATCTACAGTATTTGTAGTAGTTAAATTTATTCCAGCATTTTTATATTGTATTGTCATGATATAAACCAATTAAACGAATCTTGTTCGTTTTTCAAGTCAAATTGAAAAGAAAAATTAAGTTGATTTTTTAAAGTATTTAATGATTCTAGTATTTGTCTTTGATTACCTACATCGTATTCATTTCTAGGTTCGGGTATTTGAATGTTTATTTTTGCCATTATCTCATTCCATCGGGTTGAACATCTGCTCTAAAAGTACCAAATCTCCAATTTTGATCGGTTGATGTATTAGCTATTTTTAAACTAGCTCCTCTTGATCGAGCTCGTGTATCAACTTTTTCAGTAGAACTATTTACTGTAAAAGGTCCGAGAGGCGAGGATGTTTTAGTGTCAGAGGGATAGTCTCTAAGGTTTATTGTAATTTGTGCATCTCCTGTAAGTAATTTAAAATCAGGTATAAATCTTCTTATACTCATAAAAATTTGTCCATCTGATAAATCAAAGTCTCCAGATTGAATAAATGCTGGAATTGCTGTTTTAGTACCCGCTGAATTTACTTCATTATTTCCTACTTCGTGAGCAAAATATGTACTCGCTCCATTGGTATTGGTTACACCTTGTATTGTAGGAAATGTAGGAGTATTTGTAGAGTTAAATTTAGTGGCGTATGGATTAGGAAATAAAGTTGCATCAACCCAAGTTGTTCTGTCTAAGGAGCCTGTTGTCCATACATTTTCTTCATAATTATAAGTTACTATTCTATCTATTTGGGTTGAACCTGATTTAGGATAAAACCAATTTATTTCTCCATATAAATGATTCAAACCGGCATAAATTTGTTCACCACTATTATAATTTATTCCTAAATTATCACCCTTATCGGTAAATACAAAATCTTCTACTAAACATGGAAGTGCTTTGACTGTACCATCATAAACAAAAAATCCTCCTGCTTGTCCCATCCACCACACAGCACCATTAACATATTTAATAGCATGTTGACCAATCAATCCACAACTAGATCCTACTTGTCTAATAGAAAATGTAAAAGGAGGTCCTACAAACTGTATAACATACGCAGAAGTATCAGTTACAATTAATATATAATCTTTAGCTTTTGCTGCTCCTACAATTGTAACCCCTGAATCTAATCTAAAGGTTCCTGCAGTATTAACAGAAGTAGGGGAATAATCATTAATATCTTCTTGATCTGAAAATCTAATAAACATTTTATCTTGTGAACCCGTGCTTCCTATAGTTGTTTCTGTTCCCAAAATAAGTAAATGTCTATCTCTTTCAGAAACAATAGACATTACTGATCTAGTTGGTGCACCACTCACTGCAGTTGCTCGAGTAGTTAATGCTGCTCCTGAAGATGCAAGAGGAGCCCATTCATAAGTTTTTCCATTTTTAACGGTTGCAATTAAGGTTTCTCCAAAATGATCTAAAGACCAAGATGCAGGTTCTATTAATACAGTTGAACTCGTAGAAGCTTCCCCCCATGCTATAAAAAATTCTACGGCAGCACCACTGCTATGTGCATCTTTTGAAGATCCATTAACTCCTCTAGTAATAGTAGTTAAATCGTTACCTGAAATTCCTGTGTATGAAATTAATTCGGTGCCAACTCTTATAACTCCACTTGTAGGAAATCCTGTAGTAGAAGCCAAAGTTATAGAAGTACCTACACCACCCGTACCCGCAGTATCGTTTAATAAAGCACCATTTAAAGTTCCTAAAATTCCTGTTGATCCTCCCCATCCAGATGTTCCAAAACCATAACCAAAAGATTGATTTAAAGGACCTACGGTAATGTAAGGATTTATAACAGCAGATCCTGTACCTGAAGTATTACCAGCAGAATTGGTAGCCATTGTAACTGTAAAAGTGTCAACTGTAGGTACAGTAATTACTTCAAAAGTTTGATCTTCAAAAGCTCCTGTAGTATACCCTGAGCCTGTTGGGACTGTAACAGAAGTGAATGTAAATAGATCTCCTGCTTCTAATCCATGTGCTACTTTATTGACAGTAACTACAGGGTCATTAAGAGTAGCATCAAAAGTTGCACCTGTAATAGCGCTTTCTAAAGGAGTAATATCATAGAATGCTCCTCCATAATAAATAACTAAAACTTTACTCGTTCCTAAAGCCACATATTTTCTACCATCTAAATCTGCCCAAACGAGTTGTTCTCTAACTGCTCCTATTAGAGTGCTATTTAAGATTTCTTCCCAGCCCCCTATTTTTTCAGGAAGACCGTATCTAAATCTAACAAAATCCCCATCAGTCCATCTTCCTGCAGCACCTGTAGGTGTTAATTGTTTATCAAAGCCTGGTTGTATTTTTACATTTGTTAATGGCATACGCTATGATACCATATCATTTATTTTTTTGAAAGATCCACAGGCAATACCTCTAAATCGTTAACAAATTTATTGTTTTCAGGGTCTTTTCTTTCTTCATCTTTTATTGCTTTTTGTAGATGAGCTATAAGGCCTAAGATACCATTAGTAAGAGTATAAACATTTTCTCGTTTAAAAACAAATTTATTACCATTCTTTTTAATGATTTCAAGTTCTTCATCAGTAAAAACAATAGCTCCTTCGGTTACATCGTCATTTAATTGAAATTTCATAATTAGTAATGTCCTCCTTCTATAGTATTATAATTGGTTGAAAATATTATTCTAGGTCCTAAATGAGGTATTTTATTATCCGTCATATGTTCTACTGTGGATTTAAATACTAATAGTCGGCCTGAAGATGCTTTATAATTACAAGTAAGATATGTAAACTCATTAAAGTGTTTTGCGTGATTTATCTCAATAGGATTTAAGGTATCACCTTCTTTCTCTGTTCTTAGTAATAGAGGATTACTAGAATGATATGAAGGACTTCTAAAGCGTGTAGGTTCGTCTTTGGGGTCTGCTTCTAAATAAAATATTGTACTAATAGCCCACCCTAGATGGTTATGCCAATGATTATTTGTATATGATTTATAATCAATATACCACGACTCACAAGCTTTCATGGGTTTGTAATTATGGGCGTTTGTAAAAGTATCTACTTGTTCTTGTTGCCACTCATATAATCTTTTAAATTTTTCATCTTTATGGAGTTGATAATATTGATATTCTTGAGGCCTCTCATCGCTGATATTTAAATACTCTTTATATTTTTTTTGGATTTCATGTATAAAAGGACATTGCGTAACACCGATTACTGTGGGAAACCAACTATGTAAAGTTAACATAATTATTTATTAACAGCTCCTTCTCCTAATATTTTTCGTTTGTCTAATGCCCATTCTTGATAAGGTCCATTTGCATTTACATAATGTAAAAAACATTGATGATGCCAATCTCCTAAAAACTCATTTCTCCAATGCCACCAATCACACCCTTTATATATAACTGCGTCTCCATGCTCTAGTAGCACTTTCTCTCCGTCAATGTATATAGGCCATTCAAAAGTTTTACAGCTATCTATACTCACAGTTACACTTATTTCACAAGATGGTCTGTCTCTATGTTTTTTTAAAACTGAATATTTATTATAAATTCTAAAAAATGAATAAGTAGGAAATAATTTTAGCTGCGTTTTTTCTTCCATTAATTTATGTTTATTTCCTAAAATAGATTCAAACACCCAATCTCCATAACCCCCAGAAGAAGCACCATCTTGCAAATCAAATTGGGTGATATTATTTCTTATATAAATTTTACCGTAAGTAGATAATAATTTTCTTTCTGATTCATCTAAAAAATTTTTAACTATTATATATCTATCCATTATGGCATCCATGCTACAACTACATACCTAGTTCCGCTAGTCACGGGATTAACATGATGAGTAAATATAAAATTACTTGGGAACATAATACACATATTTTTACTTATTTTTAATGTTTTGGTATCCT